GGTCAGCCAGCCCGACGCCAGCCTTTTTGTTACTGGCTGCCTGAACCTGAGCCTGCCCATTCAGAAGCGCGTCTATGTCATTTGCAATAGCGCCGATATCTTTGGCCGTGCCTAGTGCAGATTTGATGCCATCCACGCTAGCCTTCACCAACGCTATACCGGCCAAGGCGGTGCTTATTGGTTCCATTAGGACAGCATCCCCTTTCTAAGCGGCTTACACTTCCAGCTAATCGGCATCAGGCCGTGAGCCATTTCGCCAATGTCTCTTGCCATCTCCATAGCGCGTTCTCGGCAGGCTTCTTGTGTGGAGTAAACCGGCCCGCGAGTGTCGTGAAATTCGATGCAATCGGTGGGGTTTGCTATTGCACAGGCTAATACAATTGCCTTGAACATTAGGTGCTTCGGCTAAGTACCTTGTCGAGCTTATCTTCGACACGGTGCAAAGCGTCCATTACGTTACGCATATCGGAGCGCACGTCGTCCTTTGTGGCGTATTCCTCGCGGGTCTTATTGAGCAGGATGTTGAGTCGCTTCTGCTCTTTGCTGGTTTCATTCATAAACCACGCAAGCCCAGCCACAACCAGACCAATGAGTGTGTCGATAAGGCTGGTCATTTGCATTATTAGTCTTCCTTGTCACCGTCTGTATTCACAGAAGAAATAAGCGCATTTGTCATAGCGTTTAAGGCTGCTTGGATTTGGTCAGCTTGGAACCTCAACTGAGCCTGCTTTGCTTGCAAGTCACGGATTTGGGCAATGAAATATTTGGCGTCGTCAGCCAGAGTGGCCTCGTCATATTCTTCGCCGTTAATCGTAACTACGTTTGATGCTGCTTCGTTCATTACGCAGTATACCCTTGACCAGCAGTAATAGCCGCATTAGCCGCAGTCATATCCTCTGTAGTCCAGAACTCTTTTGCAACCATAATCTCAAGATGTTCAACATTCCTGTCTACACAATCCTGCTTATCTGCGGCATCATCGTCTGCCATAGCTGTGCCAGCAATAATAGCATTGATGAGGTCAACGCTGTGACCCATCGCAGTGTAGTGTTGTGCGATTTGTTCTGCTGTTAGTTCGTCCATTTAAGCCTCCAGTGCTTCTATTCTAGCTGTTAATGCTGTGATTGTTTCTTGCTGTTCTTGGATAGCTTTGATGCACAGCGACACCATATTTCCGTAAGCTAGTGCGTCTGGCTCACCGTCTTCGTTATATTGCACAAACTCTGTCAGGCCAGCATCGTGGACTTCTTCAGCAATTAAGCCTCCAAAAATTGTATCGCCATTATTGTTGTTTTTAAATGTTACAGGCCGCAATGAAAGTAATTCTGTTAAGCCGTGAGTTGCATCGTTGATTGTGTTTTTATATCGAAGTGATGATGTTGACCTAGTAAACCATCCATTTGGGTCTACATTCAAGTTCGCAGCAGAACCAGTTGTATTGGCATAAGCCCCAGCAACATTAAGTAAACCAGTACTGTTAACATAAACCCTAGGATTACCATCGCCATCCGACAGCACTATGTTGTTGCTGGATGTGCGGATGTCTAGGCCGCCAGCGTTGCCGCTGTAGCGACCAAGAATGGTGTTGTTGCTGCCGGTAGTCATTAAGATTCCAGCACTATCACCAATATAAGTGTTAGCCGCACCTGTAGTGTTAGCTTGTCCTGATTTGCGACCCACAAACACGCTTACGTTACCAGTAGTATTATTATACGCCGCCTGATAACCAACAGCAGTGTTGTAAGATGCGGTGGTGTTAGAAATTAAAGCATCCGCACCAACAGCCACGTTTTCACTACCAGTGGTATTTGTTTGCAGAGACGCAACACCAACCGCAGTATTTACTAGGCCGGTTGAGTTAGTCAGCAGAGAATAATAGCCAAGAGCCGTGTTGTGATAACCTGTTGTATTACTATACAGAGAGGCATAACCAAGAGCCGAATTATTGTACCCAGTAGTATTGAGATACAAAGACCTAAAACCCATCGCTGTATTGTTGTTTGAGGTGGTGTTGGCGTTGAGTGCTTCATACCCAACAGCAGTAATAGACGCACCCGTAGTATTACTATACCCAGCCCGATAACCCACTGCCGTGTTTTCGCTGGCGGTGGTGTTGTTTCGTAGTGCGTCATCTCCTACAGCAGTGTTGTTTGAAGCTGTAGTGCTAAGCAAACTGTTAGTGCCAACAGCAACATTGTAGTTCCCTGTGCTATTAGTGTATAACGCCGCTTGTCCAATAGCCACATTGTTAAAACCTGTTGTATTGGTAAAGGCAGATATATAACCCACTGCGGTGTTGTAGCTGGCGGTGGTGTTGGCTTGAAGTGCCGTTTGACCAATTGCCACATTGTATGAGCCAGTTGTATTTTGGAATAAACTTTGAAGACCTATAGCCGTGTTTGATACACCTGTCGTATTTTCATATGCAGCACGATAGCCTACAGCCACATTGTTTGCGCCAGTGTTATCATAGAGTGTCTGATACCCAACGGCGGTGTTGTTGGATGCGGTGGTATTGGAAAACAAAGCAGAGCGACCAAGTGCAGTGTTACTATCGCCTGTTGTGTTTGCGCTTAATGCGGAAGTTCCGAGCGCCGTTAAGTTGTTTCCCGTAGTGTTTGCATCCGCACTAGCAGAACCTAATGCCACGTTTGCAGTGCCGGTGGTATTAGCAGTTAAAGAATTAGCGCCGATAGCCGTATTGTCTGTTCCAGTTAAAGAGCCATCATCCAGCGCAGCATCACCCAACGCCACATTAGCCGTGCCAACAGGATAGTTACCATCCAGCTTGATTGTGCCGCCGTCTACGTCAAGATTACCATTGATGTCAACTTTACCTGTTCCATTAGGGTCGAGGATGATATCGCCATTGGTATCGGTGCTGATAATGCTGTTACCATCCATCTTTAAGTTATCAACCGCCAGCGCATTGATGGCCTCAGTGCCGTCAGCAAAGTCCTTTAGATGGCTCATCTGTTCGCGGATAGCGTTGTTGACGTTTGACGGCAACATTCCTTCCGCCACAGAAATTCCACCTACATCCAGATTCCCAGATGCGGTTGAATCATAATCTACCAGTTTATCTTTAGCCATTCTGTTCTCCTAAAGGCGTATGCCTATTTATAGCACAAATCTAGTTCACGCGTATATATCGTCCGTTATCTGTCTTGGCGTAGGTTACACGCTCTCCCAGCCTATTCGTCACAGTCTCATAGCCTATGATATTGCCGCCAGCCGCCATATCTTCGAGTGAGCTGGCTTGGGCTTGCGGTATCATCGGGCCGACTTGCTGCGATAGCAAACCTGACGTGGCTGGCGCGCGAAGAGCTGCGCCGGTGGCTGGAATAGCCGCACGCTTTAAAAATGCCTGCCCGCCTCTTGTGGTTGCGCCTCTGCCGAGCATACCGCCAGCCAAGCCAAGGATAGCGCCCTCTGGCGACATATCTCCGGGCGCGCCGACTAGCGCACCGCCACCACCATACAGTGCGGCTCCAGTTAAAAGGCGTCCAGCCGTGCCACTGTCCGGCAAGGATGGGCCTATAATACGCTGCGCCATCTCAATCGGCTTTTGCATACGCCCCTCACCAGCCGCAAGTCTGCCAAGACCTGCCGCACCAGCCTTACGCTCCTCTGCCCTTACAGCCGACATAGCTTGAGCAGGTGTAAACACACCCTCCATAGCCTTTGCCTGCGCTGCCCTTAGCGGCACAAACTGCGAGTAGGCTTTGTTTGTCTTCTGGAGAAGCTCTTTATTTGCTGGAGAATACTTAGCAATCAAATCCATCATGCCAATATCTAAGTCTTGCAAGGCGTCAAATATCTTGCCATCTATGGGGTCGGTGCTTTTTTGAAAGCGCATAGCTTCCGTGCCTATTTTCTTCTGGATGTCTTGGATAGCCTCGCCAGATAGCTTGCCGTCCTTTACGCGCCCCAAAACCTGTTGGATGACGGTGTTCTCAAAGTCTGCGGCCTTTTTCTCGCCAGCCATTCCAGCGTTTTGTTTTGCTGACGCAACGATAGCTGACAAGTCATCCAAAAAGGCATCAGACGCATCCACCTCAACGCCACTTAATGCTTGCTTGTATTTCTGATTAAAAATATCCCGCGCCTTACTAAATGCAAGACGTGGCGACGTATTCTTTGGCAGCTCAACGCCAAGTGGCTTTAAAGCGCGATTATACATAAACACCGGGAACGCCTTCATGCCGCGCTCTTGTTGTGCGCGTATTCCGCCGCCGATAAATGGCATTGACGTTAGCGCCTCTTCTGCGCGCTTTAGGCCGGGGTAATACTGGCCGACTGTCAGCGGTATTTTCTTTCCCAAGGCTTTTGCTTGCCGAGACACAACAGGCGCTAAAGCCTCACCGCCTACACCTAATGCACCGCCTAAAGCAGCACTAACCGGCACGTCTTCCATTTCTTCAGCAGCGCCAGCTCCGTAAGCTGCGCCTCCGGCTCCGGCTTGCTTCATTGCGCCCCTAACACCAAGCCTAGTAAGGCCAGCCGCCGCACCGCCCATTGTGGGGATACTTGCGGCTATCTCTGTGCCGTAAGCATCAACAGGGAAGTCAGACCGAAATTTCTCTAAACCAGCGCGGATTTTGTCACGCTCTTGCTTGTATGTTTTTTCGCCAAGCAAGCTACGGACAAAGCCTTCAATTTCGTCAGCGGTGCCAAACGTAATGCCCTGAGCCGCAGACCGGCCAAGGCCAGCAAAATATTCTGGCGTGAAGCGTTCAGCGGTCGGTGCTGCTGCTGCGGCTGTTGGTTGGCCTACTGCTTTAAGAGCCATTGCTTAATCCTCAATAAATAACTGGTTGCCAATCATCACATATGTGCCTTTTGGAAGGTTTGCGGCTTCGGCGTCTGCTTGTGTAGCAAAAGTTGTATATGGTCGGGCAAGTGTTCCTGTTTTAGGCAGCCTGCTTAACACCACCTTTGAAGCGTCTAGGCCGTAAGCATCAGATAAGGTAGAATACCTGTCTTCTACATTTTTCTGCCTATCCAGATATGGCATAAATTGTGTTCTTGCAGCCCTGACAAAATCTTGCCTTACTGATGGAGCCAAGCGCTCGCCCTTCACTATTTTGTTGTAAGTGTTTCTGAGTTTTGAGCCTATGCCGCCAGCATTTTCTGCCGTTGCAAACTCGCCCTCTCTAACAACAGACGTCGGGTCAATAACCTTCATATAACCAAATATAAGAGCAATGTCCGTTGCCCCTGTTGGGGTTTCTGTCATTGCTGCTTTTTGGACTTTTTCAAAGCCAAGCCGTGCCTCATCAAAAACTTTAGCTTGCTTGTCAAACTCAGATCGCAACTGCTTTTCGTTTCCAAAAGCCTCTTTTTCAGAAGCGCCGCCAACTTCAATTCTTTTCAGCCTCAGCATCTCAGCGTCATATGCAGCTTTTTGCTCATCAAGGCGCTTCTGCCTTTGCGCCGCAGCCAACGCAGACGCCAACTTTGCTTGGCGATCCTCAGCGGCTTGATAGCCACTCATTGCGCCAGCGCCCATACGCCCCAGAACCTGACCGAGCGAAACCGGACGGTCTTGGTAGCCTGAAGCCTCAGCTCCTTCAATAGCAGCACCAAGAAGCGCCTGTGTCTGAGGTTGGGCAAACCGCTGGCCAAATGTAGTCGCCGCTGGTGCGCCACCGCCCTGAGGCGTTGTAGGCGCACTAGGCTGAGGCATCCCACCTGCGCCACCAGTTGGCAGGCTGACCTGACCGGCACCCGGTGTCAATTTTGACATAGCCGCACGGTTGGCGATTGCCTGCATCATAGGTGACAGCTTAGGCGCGGTTGGCATAGCGCTTGGCGGTGTTGGGCGTCGCAAAGCCATAGGCGCTGGCACTGGCCCGCGCGCGCCTTGGACTTGATACGGCCTTTGTATATTAGCCATAGGCGTCGGGGCCGCCTGCTGCTGTTCTCGCAACAACCGTAAAAATGTTTCTGTTCCTACAGACATGCTTAGTCCCCTAACCTATAAAATCCCAAATGCCTTGCCAATTCCAGCCAAACCGCTCAAGCCGCTAAGGAAGTCACCTGTCTGGTTTCTGAACACTGGCCTCGTGCTTTGCCCGCCAACAGTACCACCTTGGACGGTTGCCATATAGTTTGCCAAAGACGTAAGTGGCTGCTGCTGCTCCATATTGAAACGCTCAATGTCAGCCTGAAGCTCGGCCTGTGATTGGCCTTCTCTAGCAGCTCCGACGGCACCCAATTTCGCCAAGTCAGCGTAATCAAGTTCTGCCATACCGGGGGCGGCTGCTGCCGCGCCAAGGCGTCGCTGTATATCTGCCGCACTAAGTTGACCAAGCGCGCCCATACCGCGAAGTTGGCTACCGTACTGAGCCTCTTGGAGTGAGGCGAGATTTTGTTGAGCCGCAAGCTGATTTGCTCTCTCTGATGCGTAATCACGATAGGCGATATCACTAGCCACACGACCCATAGCGTCGGCTGCGGCTTTCTGGCCGTACCCACTGCCGTAACGGCCAGCGCCACTCTGCATAGCCTGCATACGCTCCTCGACAGGGTCTAGTGCGCGTTCAATCGCACCGCTAAGACCGGGTGAGCCGCCAAGGAAGTCGCCGCGAGCCGTCTGGCGCATCATGCCGATTGACTCACCGAGGTTAACGCCACCGGCTAACCCTTGTGCATATGGCATAGCTAGGTTTTGCAATCCGCCTGCCATCGCCTGACCTGTTAACGACTGCGCCCCAGACACAAGTGGGGAGCCGCCTAAGGCGCGTTGACGCGTCGCGGCGAGAGCCATTTCAGATTCAGGCGCAAATCCAACCGTGGTTGGGCCTCTGTAATATTCAGGCTGCTGGCCATACAATTCTTTGGCTTCAGACAATCCGTACTCTAGGAATGGCTGCGCGTATTCTGGCGCAGCAGTGGTCTGGGTAATTGTTCTGGTGTTTCCACCGCCGCCTTTACTCATCTTACAATTCCTTTGTCAAAATCACCGACGTCGCGGTGTAATCTTTTAGTTGCCTCTGCCAGCCCTTTCGGCCATTGATCTCCATAGCGTCACAGCCCTGAGCCTTAGCCCAAACTGCAATAGACTTCTCAGCCTCAACCAGCTCATCTAAGTCACCGCCTGCAAGCCAGATGCGGCACACGGTTAGGCTGGGGTAGTCAACAACTTCGGTTATAATACACGACTTTTCCAGCGGATGTAACTGTGCCTCACCGACCGCGCAGGCTTGGTAAACATCGTCGAGTGAGTGCGTGCCGCCAGAATATTCAAGCGCATCCGCAATGTACTTGCGGTTTTTCTCAAACTTCTCTTTCAGCCTGCCTTCAGCCGATAATAAGGTAGGCGAATGGTGCATCGTGTCCCTGATTGTCGTGGTTAATAATCATAGTGCCGTTAGTGCTTGTGCCGTCAACATACGGATTGTGGTGCCAAGGGTCGTGGTCGACACCAGTAAAAAACACCAAACTAGACGTCGAATAGCGCGGGTCTTGCACAGTGGTCTGCGTGGTGTTTGCCGGAAACGTCACATAGCCAACGCTGTTCAAGCCGCCGTTAATCGTGCGGTTTAGAACTTCGGCAATTTCGCGTGTCGTAGCCGTTACCGGATTTAACGTGCGAAAGTTAGTGGTGCGCTGCTCAATAGTCATCGACGGCCAACCTTTCTAGCCTCAATATCTATGCCGTGAGCAAAAGACCAGTCCCCGCTGATAATCATTTTTACGCGGTGATATCTGTCGGCAGCCCGAAACGGCACAAAGCCATCTGCGTTTGTGCTGCCACCCGCTTGAAATGTTACCGTGTCAGTTGGAGTCCCCCTGAGGCCAACAGACATCTCGACAGTGCCGCCCTCGTGATGTGGGTATATCCTTGTAACAATACTGTGCTGCCCCATACTTACAGCAGCCTCACCAGTAGTAATTGTGCCTGTGAGGGGTGAACCTGTGAACGTGTAAATCTTGTCCCCAAATGCACCGCCAAACAAATACTGACCGCCCTTGTAAAGCGCACTATCCATAGAAGCAGGCAGCGTCTCAATCGAAGTTGAGATCGTGTCCAGTCCCTCCAGCGTGTATCCGGCTGTAAATAATGGCGACAGCAAGTCTGCCGCAATCTCTGCAATAGACCACTTCCGCAAGAAATAGTTGTAAATAAGGAGCTTGTCAGGTCGCCCATTTGTTGAGCTTATAGACACATATGACCAGATTGCCAGTTTACTCTGTGGGTCAGTTGTGGCCGTCATTAAGTGCTTGTAAGAACTGTCGTGATCTAACTGGAAAAAGGCGTCAATTTTTTCTGCGCCAATCGCTGTAGACTGCTGACCGTCGAACATCATAAAACCGTCGTCGGCAAGGTAGAACACGTTATGCCCGACGTTACAGACTGAGCCAGCAATCTTGCAGCCCCTAGCGGTCTCAACTTTATCAAACTGCCAGATCAGAGGCGGGCCTGTGTATGTGGCGCGAACAATGGCTCGCTCCATCAATACCGTCGCATATTCTCCGCCGACCAGTCCGGTGATTGCGCCGCAATCCATCGTGTCCTGAAAGTCGCTTTGATCTGACCCAACTGTCCACGAAGTTATGTCGTCAAATCCAGACCACTGGCAACGCCAAGGCACCCTGCCTGAGCCGCTGTCTACGTTTGCAGTCCAGACAAACTCACGCACAACCGCAATGAAGTCTGCCTTTGGCGCAGAGGCTGATAGGTCGCTATATATTGCGTCAGTGCCTGTGTGAAACTTTTGTATGCTTTCACCAATACCGCCTGCGGCAATAACATAGTCGCCGTAATTCACAAACCGCCAACGCTCGCCAATGCTGGCATCAAGCGTGTACCCGCCAACTTTGCTGATGTCGGTTAGTGAGCTGTCAGTCGTGTCAAACTCATACAGCTTTGTGCTGTCGCCCGCAAATATTGAGCCACTGCCGTCCGACGCCTTAACAGAGTAAATGCCAAGGATCGTGCCTGTGGCCGCGCCAGAATAAGGCTCAAAGCTGTTCAGGCTGCGATAGCCAGACGATGCAGGCACCACGTTTGTCGCCTCAACAACACCAGCGTTTGAAAAGTCAGGCTGGTCTGGCAGCCATTCGCCAAAGTTAATCATTGCCCTAACCACACTCCAGTTGAACCTGCCTGATCTGACCATATCGCTGCGGCGTCAACCGCGTCAACCCAAGTTGCGGCGGTGTCTGACACGTCAGACCATTCCTCGCCAAGTATCTTACCACTAACTGTTGTCGAGGTGGCAATGCTTGGATTTGCCGCCATAACAAATGTGCCGGTTGGGTACCCAGACGCCGACACAGATGTGTCTGCCTGCCCTGAGGCAATAAACACCATATTGTAATTGCCGGTAGCCGTAACCGCCGCAGTCTCTGATGCGTCTACTTTCCGAAGCCTTGTTAATATTGCGGCATCTGTGATGGCGACGCTTACCGCCGCCGACACTTGTCGTATAAATGTTATGGTGGCGTCAACTGCCGCTGCACCTGTCACGGACGCGGCGAAAGCCAGAATCCTGCTGGCGCTTGCAGAAGATGACGCTGACAAAGATACAGCCGCGACTATTGTGCGTATCTTTGTCAACGATGAATTTGCTGTCGCGGCTACACTGGCACTAGCAGTCGCCAAGGTAAAGTCGAGCGCGTCTAGCTGCTCAAGATTACCGAATTGGTCAAGACTGTCTAGGCTTCCCCAGCTATCTAGTTCCTCTAGCGTAGCCATCAGCTACACCTAAGCCGCAGTTACGTCTAGGTCGCCAATAGCAATTTTCAGGATGTCACCAACGTCAATTGTCTTTGCGGTTGTGAACGATCCGTGAATTAAAAGATTGCCGCCGGATAGCGCGTCAAAAATGCCAAAATGCGAAATTGACCCCCAAGAAGAACCAGTCGCAGGATTGAACTCAATTGCGCCGCTGTTACTTGTTGTGCCTGAGGCCGCCACGCTAAATGTGGCGCTCTCACGCGCATAGTTGCTGCCGGAAAGCTCAGTGCCGCTGTTGTCGTCGTTAAACGATGCAGTGGACAGGCCAACGTAGACAGTGGTCGGCATTGTGTATGCGCCGGTTGCCAGAATATGGTCTAATATCTCGTTTTCGAGGTAGTCACTCATTGCACTCATAATTTAAGTCCCCGCAGCTTGCGATTGCCGTTGATAAATGCTGCTAATTTGCAGCGAGCCTGTGCCGTAATGGGCGCGTTGATTGTCTACTTTTATTTGTGCCAAAGCCTTATCAAAGCGAGCCATATATTGAGCCGCCCTAGTCTCATCAAGAAGGTAGGCATAAGCCTCAGCGAGAGAGCCATACAGATAAGCATCAGGCGACCGGCTCAGGATTGTGTTTGTGAGGTTTGTCGCAGACAGCGCCTCAATTGAGCCGATATAGACAATCTCCATTTCGTATGTGGCGTCAGGCACAGGGCGAAGTTTTATCTCATCGCCCACAATGCTGTAGCCCTTGGGCTTACCGCCGCCCTCTGATGCGTACTGCTCATCCAGCGCGACAGGGCTGTAATATCTCAGCACAGTCAGCGGCGCGGTGTTTAGCTTTACCTCTCTGACCTCTCTTAGGTCAGTTGGCAAGCTCAGATATTCATTTCCCGACACAGTGTTTGCAGTTGCCCGCTTTTCCTGACTGCGTGTCTCCAGCTCTCGGCTCATAGTGGCCTCAGCCAGCGCAATGAAGTCTGGAATTTGTGCGGTCAAGTCAGAACGCGCCAAAAAGTTGGCTATGGATGTCTGCAAATCTGTGTAGGTCGCAATTGCCATTATACGTTACCGCCGCCTGTCCTGAAGTCTCGGTTCTCGCTATTATTCAGCCAAGCCTTCCAGCCCTTTGGATTTTGGGCAGGCGGGCCTAGTGTCTCTAGCAGGTGATTATACACGACATTTGGTATTTCCGCCACATGCTGTATATGCCGCTGCGTATTCACTGTTGCGTTGGCGCGGTAGTCGTTATTCATCTGCTTGTTAATCTTAATTAGGCCGTCAAATCTCTGGGTCGTCTCAATAACATCAGTGCCGTCAGATTGTTGATCCATAACCACCTCTTTGGCGGTGTAAGGGTCTGTGTATAAAACTCGCTTCATGTCTTTTCCCTTATAAAAGAGAGGGGGCAGTTGCCCGCCCCCTCAGTTTTACTATGAACCGTTCAAGTCCATAATCATTGCGTGTGCCTTAGGCGCGGTAGGCTTCAATGCCCACTCTGACACCAAGTGGCTTGTCTTCGCATCGCCGTCCTGAGACAGTTCCTGCTCAAGGAAGTTACGTCCGTTGAGTGTGCAGATTGAAACAAAGTTTGGATCAATCAAGAACACGCGGTCGTTCCCAAGCAGGCGAGATGGAACAGCTTGCACAGTACCGAAGTCAGTCAAGAAAACTGATGTCGAACCGACGTAGCTGACTTCCTTAGCGGCAGTCATGTTCACGTCGTTTGACACCAAGTTGCCAGAAGCTGACAGGTCTGAGAAGTTTGCACGGTTTGTGGCCGAGGCAATCATCAGCTCAGGTGAGCCGCCGTCTGTCCAAGCGTCTTGCATGCCATCTTCGATGAGTGCAAGTGTTAACGCCCGGTCGTCTCCACCAGTGATCGTGTCAGTTCCGTCGCCTGTGGCGAAGGCACCGGCAGTCGCACCGACTGAGCCGTTTGTGATCCAGCAAGTCAAAGACGCTGACTTGCGTGGGTCTGTACCAGAGCGTGCAACGTCTGTGTCACCGATTGCTTTTTCGATGTCCCGGCGAAGCTCAAGTGCTTTTAACACTTTTTGGTAATTATGCTCACGTTCCCTACCTGCTGAATCAACAGCGTCGAGTGTGCCTGATGTAGCAAACACCTTCTTTGAGATTTGGTGGTAGTTACCAATCCGTGAAGTTGGTGTCGCCGCAGCAGTTGAAGTTGTGGCTCCTTCGTTGTGGTAGTTAGTAGCAGACGCGGCGGTCAGCTCCTGAACTTGCCATTCGACGAAAATGCCGTTTGATGTTTCTTTTTTCACATTGGAAAAAATTGGTGTTTCTGCCGGATCAATCCGGTAGATGATGTCAGCGAGTTGCTCTTTCTCACCAACAGCGTTTGTGGTCGTAAAAACAGCCATTGTTTTGTTCCTTCGGGTTATCTACCCATCAAAAATTGTACAGCAGCGTCAACGGTGCCAGCCTTTTCAAACTGTTCACGCGCTTTCCGCCTTGAACGATTAGCAACTTCGCGCTTGGTTGCCGGTTGCCCTGCCTTGGCCATCTTCGGTGCTTGGCGAGTGCGCTTTTTGGTTGTGGGTTTCTTTTCCATTAGATTGTCCCACTTCCACGCTTTGTACAAAAGCTCAATCGCGCGTGCATCTGACGCCGATGAGATTTCTTCCTCACTAAACCCGACACGCTTCTGGGCGTACTTAATGACTTCCTTCCGCTCAAACTCGCGGGTCTCGTCATTACGCCACTCAGGTATGCGTTCAAGCATTTCGGCACGTTGGTTAGTGAGGTGCTGCTTTAATTGCGCCTCATGCTCCTGTGCCTGTTGTTGGGCAATTCTCTGACGCTCTGCTGCAACTTGGTAGGCTTGCTTTTGTTGCTTGTCCCACTCTGTCTTGGCAAAGAAAATGTCGTCAGTCGAATAGCCCTCATTCTTCAAGGCTGACCAGTCAGGTTCCTCAGTGAGGTTTGTCTGCTGGAGTTGGGCTTGCAGTAACTCAAGTTGCTGCGCGTAAGCGTCTCGGAGCTGTTTTGTTTCGGCTGCCTCAGCAGCAAATGCCTTGCGTTGCTCGGCCAGTTCCATTGATCGCTTAGTAAATGCCTCCTGACGTTGGTAACCCTTGAGAGCTTCTTCAAGGTTAACTTCCACTTCCTTGCCGTCCACCTTTACGGTGTACAGCTTTTCAGCGGGTTCCTCGTCGTAGTCCTCATTGTCATCATCGTCGTCGTAGGCATCTTCGCCGTCATCAGCCTCATCATCATAGTCGTCATCTTCGGGGGCGTCCTGCGCCTGATCTTCGGATGAGACTCGCGCCTCGGCTTCGGGCTGTTGAGGCTGTTCTTCAGCCTCGTTTCGCTCATCTGTAACGGTGTCCTCAGTGGGAGTGTTCAGAAGGCTAATTGCGTCATTCATTGAAATTGCGTCGGTTCCATTAGGAGTATCGACCATAATATATCTACCTTATCTCTTGTTAAAAGTGGAGCGCCTCTT